GTATTCATCACCAGTAGCGATGCCTAACCTAGGAGATACTTACGAAGCATGGGCTGAGAACACTAAGAAGGTCTATAAAGCCTATGCTGAAGGTAGTGAAGACGCAGGTGATGTTATGTCTCGTCAAATAGCTGGAGACCATTACAAACGAGCAATTCAACCGTGGGAAATCATTGACGAATGGGAGCTGTGCTATTATTCTGGAAATGTGTTAAAATACTTGTTACGCTATAAATATAAGAATGGTGTGGAAGACTTAGAAAAAGCCAAGCACTACTTAGAATACCTCATCAAGAAAGAAAAAGATGCCGTTATTACTGCACGAGATTAAAGAGCGACTTATAGAGCTTGATGAGATAACCTTGTTGGAGCTATTAAACATCACTAGCGAAGACATTGTAGAACAGTTCTCCGACCGCATCGAGGAGAATGCCGATAAACTAGAAAAGGAAGTTAGATAATACATGGAACACAAGACACCGTTTAGTACCGTTGGGTACATTACTTATAAAAGAACTTATGCTCGTCGTATGAACGAAGCAGATATTAATAGCCCTACAGAAGAGTTTGAAGACACAGTGAATCGTGTAATCACATCAGCGAACAAGCAGTTGAATGTTGGTTTTACACAAGAAGAAAATGAAAGATTGAAAAAATACTTAATGGAATTGAAAGGCACTGTTGCTGGTCGATTTCTTTGGCAAATGGGGACAGGTACTGTAGACAAGTTAGGTCTAGCCAGTCTTCAAAACTGTGCTTTTACTGTTATCAATGAGCCTGTTCGTCCTTTCACATGGGCGATGGATATGTTAATGCTTGGCTCTGGTGTTGGTTATAATATTCAGAAAGTTAATGTTGATAAATTACCTATTGTTAATCCCAGCTTTTCTGCTCCGACTCGCCTTGATGTTGCCGATGCTGATTTTATTGTTCCTGATTCTAGGGAGGGATGGGTTGCACTTCTCGGTAAAACGCTTAAAGCAGCTTTTCTAAGCGACAAGAAGAGTACATTCTCTTTCTCTACAATGAACATCCGTGGTAAGGGTGCTCCAATCAAAGGCTTTGGTGGTACAGCTAGTGGTCCAGAAGACCTATGCTGGGGTATTAATAAGATTAGTGAAGTGTTAGAGAAGAGAGTTGGTCGTAATCTCCGCCCTATTGACTGCTTAGATATTATGAACATTATTGGTGCTGTTGTCGTGGCTGGTAATGTGCGTCGCTCTGCACAGATTGCTATTGGTGATGCTGATGATGTTGAATACTTGTTAGCGAAGCGTTGGGATATGGGTAACATTCCCTCGTGGAGAGCTATGTCTAACAACTCAGTAGTGTGTAACGACATTAAAGACTTACACGAGTACTTCTGGGATGGTTATGAAGGTAAGGGAGAACCCTACGGTTTAATCAACCTTAAATTGAGCCGTAAGATGGGTCGTTTAGGTGAGACACAGTATCCAGACCCTGATGTACAAGGCTACAATCCATGTGCAGAACAGTCACTAGCTGCTTATGAAACTTGCTGTCTTGCTGAAGTATGGCTTCCTAATGTGTCAACATACGAAGAGTTTGTAGACATCTGTCAGTTGCTGTATCGCATCAATAAGCACTCTTTAGCTCTACCTTGTCACTTAGATGAGACAGCTGATATTGTGCATAAGAATATGCGTATGGGTATCGGAGTTACAGGTGTACTACAAGCAAGCGAAGAACAAAAAGCTTGGTTAAGACCTGCTTATACACAACTTCGTTACTTTGACAATAAGTATAGCGAAGAGCACGGCTTCCCGACATCAGTAAAGATTACAACTGTTAAGCCTAGTGGTACATTGTCTTTGTTGCCAGGTGTTACTCCAGGTTGTCATCCTGCTTACGCTCAGTATATGATTCGTCGTATCCGCATCTCAGCCGACCATTCGTTGGTTAATGTATGTCGTGAGCATGGCTATCCTGTAGAGTATCAGCAGAACTTTGATGGCTCTGAAGACCACAGCACTGTTGTCGTGTCTTTCCCTTTTGCCTATCCAGAAGGAACTGTTTTAGCTAGTGAAATGACAGCTATCTCTCAGTTAGAGACAGTTAAATGGTTACAGGAAGTTTGGAGTGATAACTCTGTGTCTTGTACTGTTTACTACCGTAAAGAAGAGTTACCTGAAATTAAAAAGTATCTAGCTAAGAACTACAAGAACAATCATAAGTCTTTGTCTTTCTTGTTACACAGTGAGCATGGCTTTAAACAAGCCCCTTATGAAGAGATAACAAAAGAAGCTTATGATGAGTTGGTATCTAAAACTAAACTAATCACTAAGATTGATGAAGCATCTTTCGATGGCGGTGATGAGTGTGCTTCAGGAGCTTGTCCAGTAAAATGAAGATAGACTTATTAAAACTTATTGAAGAAGCGGATGGTTCGGCTATTATTGAACTAGAGCTTGATGAAGAGGCTAAAGAGTTTCTACTCAGTAGGGGTATTAACGATGTTCTTAGAGAAGCGTTAAAGTCCTACAAGCCTGTTAAATAGTTTCCTTGTGTAGTCTCCTTCCGAGACCTTTATGGCAGCCCTTCGGGGCTGTCTTTTTTTACACAGTTAATCGGTAGTTTTCCGATTTATAAGGATATTTTTATGGGTTTTCATGTAATTCCACTTTTCAAAAGAGGATTTGCATAAACTTTCCCGAACGGTAATAAAAGCTGTTATTTGCACAATATTTAAGCAAACTTTCCCGAACGGTAATATTAAGACTCGAACATCTCTTTTTCGTGGGTTCGTCTAATAACTAAGCCTTTAAGAACTTTACCGCCAGCTTTGGTCCAGACTAGGAACTGCTCTGCGGCAGCCTCGTATTCGCCTCTATTGACCTTCATACGCAATGTAGAGTTCTGTAAGTTACCTAAGCCTACATTAAAGCTAAAGCTCACCAAGGCATCAAACTGTCCTTGAGTCAATGGTACTTTAATCAGACGCAAGACACCAGCTTCAAACCTATTGAGGTCTGTACGAAGGATGTCGTCTATCTCTATTGAAGTTAGAATCCTATCCCAACCTGCAGGAATAGGGAGTGCTTTTCTATCAGCCATTGGAACTTTAGCGTGATGGGGGTCAATAACATGACCAACCCCAACCGTCCATAAAAGTGCAGGACATTGATAAGGCTTGTTACGGACACCCTCATCTTTCTTAATCTGTTCTATACACTTTTGACTTACTTTCATTTCTTAGACCAGCCCCTAGAACCAAACCAGTAACCAATGATAGCACCAAGCATCGCCATCTCATCTTCACTGAATATCATGTCAGTGGCTCTAAGGAAGTCATCAACGCTTGTAATCAAAGTACCGTGAGTGAATAGATACCAACCAATACCGATATTGATGATGAACAACTCAGCCACAAACAAGTAAGTCACTACAGGGCGAACAGTAGCAACGAATGTAGAAGCCCAAGGAGACGCTCTCTCAAGCACCTTAGCATCGTGTGCATAGGCAGCCTTGGTCATCTCAGAGTCAGTTTCCATCATGATTTGGTCTGTACGAATCTCTTCTACCTTGGCTTGAGCAATGAACCCTCGCTCCATCATCTGTAGCTCTCTGTCAGTCTGCATCTGAGCTAGTTCTAACTCATGCTTCTTGTCAGACTTGTCTTGGAAGAAACCTAGTAGACTAGGTAGTCCTGAGACTAACAATCCACCTAGTGTTGAAATTAATGAAAACATACTTACTCCTTGTTTGCCAATGGGTTATCTAAAGCTCTTTTAATCTTGCTGTCAGTCTCTCTACGCATCTCACGAAGGTCTTTGTCAACATCACGAGACAACTGCTTACCGTCTCTCTCAACCTGCTCTACTACCTTCTCTAGGCGACGCACATCGTTCTTGATGTCATTCTTGATGTCTCTGGTGTAGTCGTTCACTTTAGCTGTAGACTCTTCTAATAGAGCTATCTTCTTATCGTAGTCAGTAAAGTCTGGGCTGACATAGCTCTTGATGGCAGAACGCATAGACATATAGTCATTGTAGACTTCAAAAGCACCCCAGAATGCACCGCCAACAACAGGTGCAATAGCAATAACCATCACCATAAGTTTGTTAGTCAGTTTAAAGCTGAAGCCAGCTACGCTAATCTCTTTTTCTGTACTGCTCATCTACCATCTCCTCGTGTGTTTTCTGACTTCCCATTATCAGAGCGTAGTAGCTCCTATTATTATCTTGTATTGGTTTCTTAACCATATTCCTAAACAGCATATCGACAATCATCAACGGCTGTACCTGCACAGGAACATCCACCATCACTGGTGCTGTCTGCGTGACTTCATTCTTAACTTCATTTCTGTTCTGCTTTGCCACTGGTTTAGCTTCCGCCTTCTTCTCAGCCTTTGGTTCTGCTTGGGCAGTTTGAGTTGTAGATTGCGTATTATTTTGTTGAACTGATACGGTAGCATTGACTGGTCTCGTTATGACTTCGTTGACAACTGTGTCAGACACGATAGGAGTTTCAACGCTAACTGTGCCTGTTGTACTGACTTGAAGTACTGGTGCTGAAACAACTGTCCTTGGTGTTGACACAATGTTAGCAAGTGCATAAGCTTCTGCGTATCCACTACATCCTCTGTCATACAACGGGTTAGTGCTGCATTGTTGATTGTAATAAGCTTGAGTGTATCCTGGACAGCTTGGGTCATAGAGAGCATTTAATCCACATTGTTGTGTTAAATAAGCTTGAGCATACCCTGCACAGCTAGGACTAAACAGAGGGTCTGTTAAGCATATATCCCCAGTAGAATGTGTAATATACGACACATTTTCTGTTCTATTAAACCCTGCACCACTGTAGTGCAAGGTGTACTGGTTCAGTGAACTATCTCCAGTCATACCCATTGTTACTGTTCGCCAAGGGTCTATATTGATTTGCTCATAATGCACCCCAATAAAGCCACTAGGTCTAATCTCTACACCAAAGGTATTTAGATTCTGTGGGATACCAAACTCTGAGATATTTTCCCAGACATATCGCTGATACTGTGCAGTTCCTTCAGTTAAGAACCTGCCTTGACCGTAGTTAATCAAGTCCGTCTGCAGTGGCATAATAGCAAAGCTAAACGGATGATTAGGCTGTGTTATGTCATATCCTGAACAACAGAAGTGATTTGTCGGATTGAGGAAACCAACAACACCGTTGCTAAACATATAAGATTCAGTGAACACACGACCGTAGTAAGGAAAAGCAAACTGGAGTGGAACTCTAGCATAGCCATCATCACTGATTTGATGCTGTATAACTTGAGCCTGTGCTATGCCAATACAGGCTAGAAAGGCTACCAACCATTTCATCTTATCTTAGGACGAGTAGGAATCAATGCTTCGTTGTTTAGCCAATAGTTCTTAGCTTCAACACCTACCTTACCTTCAACGGGACAGAATGTGCCAGCATCCCACATTGCCCACCAGATAGCTGAGTCTTGACACATGACTGACACTGCAGCTGTTTTCATTTGCATGTTGAACAGTGACTCAGCCTTGATAATCATTTCACAGTTAGAATCTCTGACAGTAGTTCCCATCGAAATACCAAAGATTTGAGTCTGTACCGCTGCAGCCACACCGCTACTACACATCTTGTTATTGATGGTTGTAATAGACGGTGAGATAGCTGAAGGAGGAGGCGACTCTACCTTTGTCTTACTGTTAGAAGTAGAATCAGTTACTATCGTCTGTGCGTGTACTGGGACATAGCTTAGACAAACAATGACTAGACCTATCCAAAGGTATAGTAAATGTTTCATTAATCAGCAGCTCCGATTGCTTCAAAAGGATTCACAGCTTCAGGTTGCTGATTACCACCAGCAGCTGGACCTTCTGTAGGCATTATTGATTCATCTGCTCCAATGGCTTCAAAAGGATTTAACATAGGCTGTTCTGTAGGAGCTGTTGTTCTAATACCAATCTGAGCTGCAGAAGACAACGGTTTCACAGGTGTTGATGGCACAAACAAGGCTTCTTCAACCTTTTGTAATGTTTTAACACCTGTAGGACTTAGTCTGGCTTCTCTTAACAATGTTCTTGTTTCTGGAGAAGTAAGCAATCTAATTGTTTGTTCATCTGATAAACCACCACCAAGTAAATTAATAGCTCTACCACCTAAAGATACTGCTTTTGCTGGAGCATACCCAAATCCAACAGCAGCTGCCGATGATGCAGCATCTACTGCAGCAGTGTCTAATATAGGACCGCCTTTTACACCTGCATATTTTTGTTGATATTTAAAAGCTTCCTGAGCGTCTTGCATTCTCTTTGAAAAATCATCATAGTTTGCACCTAATGCAAAAGCCATGTCTTTTTTAACAGGCTCTGAAGCAGTGTTAAATTTAGTTGCTAATAATTTTAAATCTACACCAGGCATTCCGTCAGGAAGAACCGTTCTTGCTCCTTGTACATAGTCGTCAAACATTACTTGTTTAATACGCTTTAAATCTTCTGGTGCTGTATCCTGTAAAACAGCCGCCATGCTGTCTTTTTGTTTTGGAGTTAAACTTTTAATTGTTTTTAACAAAGTATCCGTGTCAACTTGTTTAATGTTCATTTCAGAAATAACTTTAGGGAGACCTTGAGCTGTAAAAGTTTCTAAAGCATCGTAACCTTGTTTAACAGTTTGTCTAGCATCTTCTAATCGTTTAGCTACTTCACGAATACGAGGCACAGTAGATGTTTGTGCTGTCATTGTTAAGTCGTCTCTAAGACCACCAAAGATAGCACTTGCAATTCTTTTTTGAGAATCTGAGCTTACATTCTCAATTAAAGATTCTCCTTTTTTAGCTTTAGAGCCAAACTCACTCAATAAAGCTTTCATACGCTCAGGAGATATTCTACCAGCAGCTAAATCATCTCTTAAAGATGTAACAAACTTTAAAGAAGCTGTAGCATCTGTTGTTCCTGCTCCTGTTTTACCAACAGCAGCTGAAAACTCGTTAACTAGACCATCTAACTGTTTAACAGTGTTTTCTGTCATAATGATGTCGTTGTTACCGCCCATCTTAAGAGCAGCGTCAAACTTAGGTGCTGCTTTACCCATAATGTCTTCTCTAAGCTTTAGTATTCTTCCTTCAAAAGCTTGAAATACAGCTGAGCCTGTTTTTTCTGGGTCATACCCTTTAGCTACTGTAGGTCTAGTTGCTTTTATTGTTGATTCAGAATATGCTCTTTCCAACACATTAAACAACTCAGCAAATTGTGGGTTTTGTCTAATTCTAGCAAACTCACCAGCAACAATAGGGTCTGAGCTGCTTTGACCAGCAGCCATAAACTTGTTAAATGCTTTTTCTCCGTCAGGTCCTAAGCTATCAAGTATTTTCTTAACTTGTTTATTTTGATTCCAATTACGAACTCCGCCTCTTAATGCAGCCCCTATCTGAATAGCAGCTGTAGATAATTGTGTAAAAGGCACTCCGTCAAAAAATCTCTCATCTATGGCACGAGTTACACCACCAATTACAAGTTGCTTTGGACCGCCAATTAACGACATGCCAGCACCTTCACCTAGACCAAAAGCAGGGGCAGATTCCGCTGATGTAGACTCAACACCAGGAAGAACTTTAGGTGTTAATAAGTAATCAGGACGCATTTGTGAAGAACCCATTACTTGAGACTTAGCTAGTGTAGGTAATAACTCTTCAAGCTTAGTTGCACCTTGAGCAGCTAAGTCAATCATTGTTGTAAAACCTCTAGGAATACCAGCTAATAAACCAGCACCAGCAACACCTAGTTTACCCGCAGAACCTTGAGCAGATAGTGTTTCAATGCTTAACTGATTTTCAAGTTTAGCAATCTCAGTTCTCAGCTTGTCTGCGTTTTTCTTTAAAACAACATCTGTTGTTCCTTCAACACCTTTAAGAAGAGTCTTTTTTTCTTTAAGTTGTTGAGACAAGTCAGCAATTGCTTCAGCTGATGTTTTATATTTAGCCATGTTATGGTTTTCCGCTTTGTAAGTTGCGTTTATCCTGAATATACTGCTCTCTAGTCTTTGGTGTTCTACCTTTAGCTACCCAATATTTTGCATAATCTTCATAGTCAGAACCTAGTGTTGCACTGTCGTCAGACTTAGGAATATCTATTTTTCTAGGAGCTGTTCCTTTTATCTTAAAGTATTCATTTAGCTCACCAGAGTCCACTTTTTCATTGTACTTCTTAACAGCTCTTTCAGCAATGTTCTTTCTTGTTTCTGTAAGCTTGATTAAAGTATCACGCTCAAGAGCAACAGTACCTGTCATTACTTTACGCAAGAACTCTCGTTCTGCTGGTGTATCAAGACCTTTAGCACCAATGCCTAATGAACTAATCATTGGGAATACATCAGCACCAAGTAAAGCATCTAAATATTCTGTATCAGTAACTCGTTTTCCTGCTTCTTTATCAGCTGCAAACTTAGCTTGTACTTTAGCAATGTTGGTTTGTAAGTCAGAGAAAGAACCTGTAAATGCTTTGTTTGTTCTTAATTCATTTAATGTTTCATTAATTTTAATTAGATTATCAGCTCCTGCTTCTCCTGCAGAAGCTGTTGCAAGAACTTTCCCACCAACTCCTTCACCAATAATCTTAGACGCTGCTGTTTCACCTGCTGGCATTACAATCTTAGTGCCTTTGCCTTCTTGCTCGGCAGCAATAGCCTTGTTGTAATCTTTAATTCGTGGGTCATTTGGATTAGCAGCTGCGATTGCATCACGCTCTCTAATAAGTTTTCCAAAACCACTAAACTGTTCACGGTTTTTAGCTGTTACTGTAGCTGCAGACTCTAACATCTTGTTAGCTCTATCAACAGCTTGGGCAGCTAATGGAGCACCACCAGGAAGCTTTTGTAGCTCACCTGCCAATACTTTAAGCTTCTCGGGAGTGTCTATACCAATTTCTTGTACAAGTTGATTAGTACGACTGATTAACTGCATCTCTGGGTCTTCAACACCAAGTAAACCCTGTGTTGCACGACCTAGACCAGTACCAGCTTCCATAGCATAGAAGCCAGCTAACTGTCCTGGTGATAACTGTGCTAGTTGAGCATTAGTAGCTGTGTTTCTAGCAGCTAAGTTTTGTTGATACATCTCAGGAGTAATCCCGAACATACCGCCTACAATATCTCTTTCAGCCATAATTACTCCTTAAAATCCGTAGTCTTGTGCAGCTAACATTCTTGTTTGTTGAGAGCCTCTGTCAGTGCCGTATTGAGAAGCTGTAGCAGGATTACCAATTAAGTTATCAAACCAATTAGAAGACGGTGTTGATGCAAAATTAGATGAGCCAAGCTGTCTACCTAAAGAGCCTAACAAAGCTGCATTAGGGTCTGTAATACCAGCTAGTGTTTTACCAGCATAAATACTTCCTGTATTTAACAAGTTACCAGCAGCAGCACCAGCTTGAGCTTGACGACCGCCTAGAGCAGAGCCTAACTCTAATGCTTGTTGTCCTAACTGTTCTGTAGAACCAGCTAGACCTAATTGAGTCTGTAATGGAGCGTAAGCACCTGCTGTTAATGCTGATTGTTGTCCTAATAAACCAGCACCTTGACCGAACAAACCAGCACCAAACACTTGTTGTTGCTGTGCAGCTTGGTCAGCACCTGCAGCTAGTTGAGATTGTTGTTGTGCTAAAGCATTGTAGTAAGCAGCCAACTCTGGGTTAGTCGCTTGCATTCCACCAGCCATTGTACCGCCAGTGGCTAAACCTGTACGACCTGTCTGGAATAAACGGTTACGGATACCAGCTAAGTTCTGTTCATTCATTGGTGCTAACAGACCTTGTTGCTGACTGATGTAACGCTGACGAGCTATTTCAGGAGACTCAGACAAATAGCCTTGAGCAGCTCCAAATAGCGAACCTGCACCAGTGCCTAAAGCCTGTGCTTGCTGTGCTATTTGAGTAGGGTCATAAGCACCAGCTTGAGACATCAATCTGTCCCTAATTGACTGTAGCTCAGGTGTTAGCTGATAACCAGCCCCACTCACATTGCCTTCAGCATCAGTTGTAAACTGAGATGAGCCAAAGCCTGTAGTGATTCCTACAGGACGAAAGCGAGCCATCTCCGCTGCTTCACGAGCAGCATCAGATTGCATTCTGGCTGCATCTGTTGTTGCCGATGCTTGCTTTTTAGCTCCCATGTATCCAAGAACTGGACCGACTATATCACCCATTATTTACTCCAAGTATAAATATTTGCTTGTTTACCGTTGTTAAGTCTATACGGCTCTAATAACACCCAACCAGTACTCTGTCCAAACTTCGCTAACTTAGTGTTATCCTCTTCTACAAGGGCTACTAACGGAGTTCCAACAAGATACTGTAATAAATTTAAATCTTCTAAATACTTCTTCTTTACTTTCGGTGTCCAATTAAAGACATCCGTATGAAACCAGTGCATACCTGCGAAGAACTCTAAAAACATGACATAGTCCTGACGCTGTACTACTGGTGTTTTCATTTATTTGCAAAAGTAGGAATATCACTTTCCCACTTATTTAAAGGACACCTTGCGTATTTAAACGCAGTCTTAAATAACAAAATACAACTACAGTCTGTGCAATAATCTACATTCCATGTTGTTTGTTTGCTGGGACACATATCACATAAAGCTTTTCTTTCAGCTCTTACGTTATCTGTGTTCTTAATTTCTAGAGACTCTGTTTCAAGTCTTTTTAATACATCTTGTTCTGTAATATTTACCATGTTATAGACACCCATCCGCAAACTTGAGGCATTCCAGCTCTCTGATAATTAGTTCCTAAACCACTAGGTGCTTCTTTAGCTACTGTTCCTAAAACAGACTGTGGATAACTTGGACTACCGCCTAATACCCAACTCCAAGGGTCATAATGGTCTTCAGAAGGATAGCCTCCGTCACAACCAGAAACCCAATTAGTCTGAGAAGTTCCTGTTCTTGTTGTCCCTGTGTATCCACCTGCAATTGTAGAAGTACCTACCGATGGAGGTCTTGCATCGGTAGCGTTGCCTCCTGAATTACAAGTTGCAACTAACGAACCATTCTTAAGAACAGTTGTTGCAGAACCATCTCCACCACGAACACCGCTATAAGAACTAGCTCCACCTGCGTTACCATAAACACCTGAAATAACATCTCCAGGAGTAACAGGAATAATAAGATTCTCTACACCACCTCCTGGAGCACCAGCCCAAGCGTGTTGACAATAACCACCATCGTGGTAAGCATAAGCACCGCCACCACCTCCAGCTGCATTAACTGTAACAGAATGAACACCAGTAGGCACAGTCCAACTATACGCAGCACCAGCTCTTGAAGCATCATTACGATTGACAGTTGTATCACCGTATACTAAAAAACCTGGGGCATAAAGAATAGACTTCCAAGTACCTGCTTGATTTACATAAGCATCTTTACACTTTGCCCAAGTACCTGAGTTTTTAACCCAAATCTCTCTGACAGGTGTCCAAATACCATTTGATTTAACAGATGTTGTCATACTTGATACCAGAGGTCACCGTTAGCACCGCCAGTTGGAGTAGAGCTAGAAACTGTTTTAGCTCCATAAGCATTTGTGCCTAAAGATGTTGTAGTTAAAGCATTTATAGTACCTGTTGTAATTGTTGTAGCACTGATAGCACCGCCTGTGATAGATACAGCCCCTGCATTTTGAGTAGACATAGTGCCTAAAGCAGCAGTAGCGGTTGTTACCTCACCACGAACAAAAGCTGTGGTGGCAATCTGAGTAGTATTAGAACCAGCAGTTGCTGTAGGACCTGCAGGAGTTCCAGTAAATGTTGGTGATGCAATATCTGCTTTAGAACTGATAGCACCAGAAATAGAGTTAAACTCGTTGTCTATCTCTGTGCCTTTAACAATCTTGTTAGAGTCACCTGTAGATAGTGTGTCTTTAGTGGCAAAGTTCGTTGCCTTTGTATAATTACTCATAGTGTTTTACCTTGTTTAAGGAAGAAGTCAATTTTCTGTATCGATAACGGTGTGCCGTCAATGTCTGATTCAAAACCAATCTGCATCACAGTGCCTGAACCTGAAGCTGGGATGTTAGCAATGTCCAAAGCAATACCGTTGGTGTAAGTAGCTAGTCCATACTCGGCTATGCCATATTCATATACTTCGACTCGCTGTAATATAACACCACGAGAGAAATAGTTACGAGTGTAGTCATAACCCCACTTAACAGCGATAGGCTGTGCTGAACCACCGATAGCTGTCACATTAATACGCTTTAGAATCTTGTTTGTAGTTGCTGAACCAAAGTCAAAGTAGTTAGTAAAATAAGACATACGATACTTAGCACCGTCATCTTCATAACTATCATACTTACCAATGTAACCAGCTTTACCAATGTATAGCTGTCTATCCTGTGTTACGCAGAATGCTGTTGGTGCAATCTGTTTCCAAACAGTTGTTCTTGCTGCACCATTCTCTAACACACCTCTTGTGTCAAAGCAATAAGTAAAACCAGTAGACGGTAATGCTAACAAGTAGAAAGCGTCTGTTGAGAAGTAAGTTGCTTTAATGTTCTTTAATACTTCAGACGACACATTAGACAATAACTCATCTCGTACATTCTTAGACACATCTCTAAACGGTAGTGACTTCTCTTGTACAACTCGTTGTAAAGACTGCACACCAGTAGCTGATAAGAACATTAAGTCTGTACCGATAGAAGCTACAGAGTCTCTAGCGATACAACCAATACCAGTAATAACATCTTCTAATACTAAAGCTGATGGGTCTACTGGGTTTTTATAAACAACAATATGCTTTTCACAGAATATAATTAAGAATCCATTGTGAGAAGCTAAAGCAACAATAGGGTCATTGTTAGGAACAACTTCACTAATGTTTAAGTATCCAGAAGTACCTGTCTTCCATTCAGCAGGATTTAACAAGTCACTAAAATACACAGTCTGTCTATCACTAGCAATATCCGCTACCCATGAACGACCAAACGCTGTCATAACTATGTTTGGTGTAAAGCTAGTAACGCTGTAAGAACCTGGTAAATTAGTGGCAATATCACCTAATCGCTGTAAACCATAAGCACCTGTGTGAGCATGAGCTGTAGCACCTAACTTATGATAAACTAAAAGAGGATGACCAGCTTGAGCTAAGATAGCATGACCTGAAGGAGTTGCTCCAGTGTCATAAGGCATACCGCTAATCTGCCAGTTATCGTCCGTGATGGTGTAAGTTAAATTACCTGTGTCAGTACCATTACGAACAGCTAATTCAGTTAAAGTTGTTGTACCGCTATAAATCTTATTGTTAGCTGCAGACAACACAACATTACCATCATCTTTAAACACCTGATAGATGGCTCTAAATGAGCCTGTAGACGCTGCCGTAGAGTTGACCTTAGTCCACCCCTTACGAGCACCAACACGACCATAGCGGTCGATTACGCAGTTATTAGCCTCTAGTGCAAAGCCAGAAGACAACTGTACTGAGGAATCTTGAGTATTAAGACCAAAGAAGCCTGGTGCTGCAATAGTTCCAGTTGTTAATTGTTCTGCCATTTAGGTAGCACTCCAAGTCTCTTCTTCAAAGTAACGACCAGATTCAAGGGCAATAGCATCTGCTAGAGATGTTTTATATAAACCATAAGCCTCGCTAGAGACTAAACCACCGTCTTCACCACGCTCTGCCAAGGCTTTAGCATAAGCTAAGAATATTACAGGCTCAGACGGTACTAATAGAGTATCAGCATCAGAGTCTAATAACGGTTGAGGTAATATCACATTGAAACGGATATTGTAGACACTATCAGGGACAGGAAACAAGTCTACCTGTGTGTCACCGTTAGAGTCAGTACCGTTAAAGTTATAATACTGTGGAGTACCAGCCTGTGTAGGGTTTAACAAGAACTGTTGGTTCATCCAGCGAGTAGAAGCATTTCTAACAACTACATCAGAGCTGTCGTTCAATACATCAATCACTCTAAAGCGTTGACCTGAACCCACTAAAACATAGTTAAAGATACCGTTAGCTGTCACCGCTGTCAATGTGTCTGACAATGAGTTCCAGTTGTAAGCATCTTCTACATTGCGTTTAGCGTCATTGACAAAGTCACCAATGAGTTTAGAATAAGCGTTGTCGCTAACAGAAGAGACTTCTGTCTCTCTGAGTCGTCTTAACACCGCATTAGTAAGTTGAATATATTGCATAATATCCCTAAGTTTACCACATTTTTATGTTTGTGTCAACAACTATTTAGCGTCCACGACCGCTTTTTTTCATGTTTGTAGCTGTACGATTACCCCTAACAGGGAAAGACTTACCAGCCTTTGACAATGCAATCGCTACTGCTTGCTTTTGAGGTTTACCTTCTTTAACCATCATGCTGATGTTAGAAGATACTGTTTTGTCTGATTTACCTTTTTTCAATGGCATTATTGCTCCTTAAGAGACATGCTGATAAGATGTTGTTTGTAATATTTCCATGGTGAAAATACAACTCATAGTTGCACCTGATTCAGATGTGACTGTAATATAATCAAACTCATCCATCACCATCCGACCTTGATTAAACTGAAGAGCATCTCCAGCACCAAGTGACTTAGCTCCTACAATAGGAACAGTAGCAGCAGTACTAGCATCATGCACTGCAGCAGAAATAGTTTTAGTTGTTCCACCACTGTTTGCAAGAAACAATAATGTAGCAATGGCTTTACATCCTTTAGGTACTGTATAAATAGTAGTGGTTACACCTGCAGTAATGTTTTTAAAGATTGTTAGTTCTCTCATTTAACTACCCAATGTGATGTAATGAAGGTAATAACACCTCCAACAATAGAAGCAATGGTCATCCCCATCCAGAAGCCACCTTTGCTACGATTGGCTAATTCTAGTAACTCTTCCATGTTAGACTCTAGTTTGTCTATCTTCTTTTCCATAGACTCTACTTGAGCTGTTAGTTTACCATACTTATAGAGGTCTATTCCGTTCTCTTCGCTCATGCTTATTCATCCGCTGGTAATGGTGTGTTGCCGAGTTCAAGCCACTTTTGATACTCTTGAAAATCGACATTGGCTGGGTCAAATGGGATGGATTTAACAGAACCATCTGCATTTTCAATAATCAAACATTGAAATTCTGTGTTTGCATTTAATAGTTTATACATCATAACTCCGCTTCAAAACGAGCATACCAAGAAGTGCTATTGTTGACACGAATCGCATTTAAAGAATTCTGTGAAACAGTACCACTTGAATAAGTAAAAAGAACTGCGGCATGGCTGGCAGAATTACCATCCGATGTAATGGTTATTGAAGTCCCAGTAGCACCACCGCCACTATTTAAGACCTCTGCAAATGGTCCGCTCCATGTTAAAGATGGAACAGTTCTCATTGTTATAGGGAAGTTAAAAAATCCTACAGTTTGATTTGTTTGGCTTGCATAACCTAAAGGAAAGCGAGTATAAGCATTACCAGTATAGCCATCTACATAGCAATATCTTTGGCAAAGTTGCAACTCAGTACCATAAGGTCTGTAATCAAAGCTAGTAGCAGTAGAGCCTTTTTCTATCTGTAAATCAGTAATCTCAAACCAATCGTTAGTGCTTGCAGTTCCACTAGGGGTGTAGAAGAACATTGCTCCAACTTGGTTTACCGAAGAACCAGCAGTGATTGTTACTGTGAAGGTTTGCCAAGATGTTGTTAGCGTAAGAGCTGTATTTGTGTTACTTTGTCCTGTCCAAGCAAGGTTATAAAAGTTAGCTGCTGATTGGTCTGTTCCGTTACCTGTACCGATACGAGCAGTTATTTGGCTGCCTGAGCCAGAAAAGTTAGCACCACAACGAGCTTTAAACGACAGCGTTATTGACTGACTAGCTAAATCAACACAGTTGCTTGATTCAACAACTTGACCGAAGCCAAGAGCTGCAGTAGCAGAATCACCATTGTTTCTTTGTATTCTAAGAGCATTACCAGAAGGAGTAATACCGCTTGAAACTCTTTGAGCAATAGCACCAGATGTACCAGAAGCCCTGAAAGCAAACATCCTATCTACAGGATAAACAAAATTTGCAGCAGTTAAAGTAACACTAGCACCAGCATTACGCTGGTCAATCATCATTGCACCGTTGATGATGCGATTCTTAAATCCAAACCCTGTAGCAGCAGTATTCTGCGTAGAAGCATCATTAAATACTAGACCGCTAGTACCGTTAATGGAAACGCTCATGCTAATTGCTCCTCTGTTGGTCTAGCTAGGGTAGGATGTTCCCACTTGGCTATGTAGTCACCTTTACCATCATTTTGAAGAATGATTGCTCCGTCTCTAAACATGTTATCTTCAAGAGTTGGTGTTAACTCTGGGTACAAAGCAATTATTTTTTCAAACAGAGTCATATTAAGCGCTCCTTACAAAAGAAGATGAAAACTGATTTGCATTAATACCACCGTTTGATACAAGTGGTGTTCCACCACTACCCCAAGCATAAACCTCTATGTAATCAGTTGAACCGTTTAAATAAACAAGACATGAAAAAGCATTGTTCATTGGTTGACCACCGTTATAGTGTCTAGTGCTTGTATAGGCTGAACCGTTTTTATATAAAAAAGCGTAATCTTGAATACCGCCAGAACCATTTTCTGACATAGCTATCACAACATTAACTTGGTAATATCCTGCAGTTGTTGGAGTGAACCGATAATTAGTTGTATCGTAATTACTATTTGTGTCAAAGTATTCTGTATTAAATGCTATTTTTGTATATGTTGACCCAGAAAGACTTTGTACTGTAGAACTCATATATGCCGCAAACGCTGGACCGTTACCTGCAAAAGTAGACCCTGTAGTAATCATAGTACCATCTACTGCTGGTAAAGTAATTGTTAAGTTACTAGCTGTATCTGCTTCTTGTAAGGTTATTGAACCGCCTGATGCAGTATTTAGTTTAAGACTCATAGTGTAATACCTTTTAATTCTTCTAAGGTTGTAGCTGTATCAACTACCTGAGTAATATCTCTTAGTCTTTGCTTTTCAGCAACAATCTCTGTAGTGTCTGCACCACTCTCTAAAGCTCTTTGAAATGCTACATCTTGAGCTTGCAACAAAGGAGTTCTCTCAGCACGAAGTCTGTCTTTAGTAATTACTTTAGCTTTGTCTATATTAATAACAATCATTCTTGATACTCCCAAGCATCTCTAAAAGTTCTGTCTGTAGGAATGTCTGATACATCTACAATCTTGTATGGCTTTCCTTCAGGTACATCTTTCATTGCTAACTCAATAGATTCTGTTGGAATAATGATAGCAACTCCACCATCATCAGTAGGGTAAATAATTCTTTGGTTCATATTAGTCCTTTTGATTAGCGGAAAGCTTGTACGGAAACGATACCGCCATCATAACCGACTGCATTGAAAACGCTTCTTACTTGCACAGCAGAAGATGTATATGTATCCGATGGGTATCTTACAAATGAAACATCACCGCCTGAACCATCTATATCAGTAGTAAATCCGCTTATTGAGTAATTTGCATCAGGCATAGCAGTTGAAAAGTTTACTGTGTAGTTTCCGTTTCCGTTATCAGTAATACTAGACACATTACCGCTTCCACGAATAGCAACCGTACCAGTACCATTAAAGTTTACCCATGCACGGCAAGCATAAATCGGAGCAGAGCCACTAGCACTAAGAGCATCTTTAATCTCTTGGCTATTTGCTGTAAGACTTAGTTTTCCATCAGTAACAATGCCATCTTGAACAGTATCAATTCCAGTAGTACCGTTAATAATTACAGTCATTATACAATTATCCAGTTAGCTCCAGACTCTACAGTAACTGTAAAGCCTGAATCGATTGTTATAGGACCAGCAGATAAGCCGTTGTTACCAGCAGTAACTGTGACATTCTCTGCAATAGTTTGTGAGTTATAAGCAATAGCTTTAGTGGCTGCACTACCAAAGTACTGTCCACCAGCTACGCTTGCAGTAGATACTGCTGTGACTAAACCTTTAGCATTGACTGTGACTACAGGAATAGAAGTTGATGAACCGAATGAGCCTACATTGCTATTTACTGTTGCTAAAGTAGCATTAGTGATTGCAGTACCTGTGCTACCTGATAGAGTTAAATCTCCACCAGTAACAGAAATAGAACCTGAGACATTACCCCAAGAAGTGTTAGTTCCGTCAGTCGTTAAGAACTTACCAGAGTTACCTGTTTGAGATGGTGTGTAACTAGCTGCTAGAGTAGCACTGTTAGCTGCGTTAGTTGCAGATGTTGATGCAGCACTAGCAGAGTTACTAGCATTGGTAGCACTTGTTGATGCTGCACTTGCTGAGTTACTTGCATTCGTTGCTGAAGTAGCAGCGTTGCTTGCAGATGTTGATGCAGCAGAAGCAGAACTAGCTGCGTTGCTTGCTGATGTAGAAGCATTGCTTGCTGCAGTTTCTGCATTAGTCTCTGCTAATTCAGCAGCAGCTTGTGCAGTCTCTGCATTCGTCTCAGCTGTCTCTGCATTAGTCTCTGCAGTCTGTGCAGCAGTTGCACTGTTAGCTGCATTGGTAGCAGAAGTAGACGCAGAAGTAGCTGAGTTACTAGCATTAGTAGCTGATGTAGAAGCAGCTGTAGCACTATTACTTGCGTTGGTTGCTGAAGTTGCAGCAGCTGTTGCTGAGTTGCTTGCGTTAGTAGCGGATGTAGAAGCGTTAGACGCTGAAGTAGACGCAGCCGAAGCAGAACTAGCTGCATTAGTTTCTGCAGTCTCAGCGTTGGTCTCAGCAGTCTCAGCGTTTGTTTCAGCTGTCTGAGCAGCTGTAGCAGAATTGGCAGCGTTAGTTGCAGATGTTGAAGCAGCACTGGCACTAGAAGCAGCAGCAGCCTGTGCAGTCTCAGCATTAGTCTCTGCTGTCTCTGCGTTAGTTTCCGCAGTCTCTGCATTAGTCTCTGCAGTCTCTGCAGCAGCTTGAGCAGCAACAGCAGCAACTCTTGCAGCTTCTGCAGCAGCAGCGTCAGCAGTTACTTCAGCAGCTAATTCACGAATTAATAAAGCTTCACTGGCTGAGTCACCAGTTGCGTCACCTGCACCACCTGCTCCACGATAAATAGCCATTTATTATCCTTTGTGTCTTGTTTAAAGACTCAATTAAGAGCCCTTAAAAAAGACCCCTACCGAAGTAGGGAATCTTAATGCTTAATTAAGCGTTTACAGCCAATACGAAACCAGCTTCTGGTCGAACTGTCTTAACACCGAACAATGTATCTGCAGTGTAAAGAGTTGACAAGTAGTCTAACTTGTACTGAGTCTGTGAGCGAACACCAACTTGCTCTGCCAACACCATTGTGTCAGTGTGGAACAACAAAGCAGCTTTAACAGCGTCGCCAGCTGAGTTGTCAGCAGCAGTCTCAATAGTAGGCATATTGCTTGACACATAGATGTCAATACCATATAACTTACCGATTTGACCGTTCTGAACACCACGACCATCAACGAAATCGCTAGAGTTGTAGCGGTCCACACCCATGATTGCATTACGCAATGATGGTGGGATTGCAAATCTACGACCGTCCATTGGTACATCAGCGTCGTCCATTAACTGGATAAGCTTACGGAAACCAGCATCAGTGAATACATCAGATGTAGTTACTGTGTCAACAGCGTAAGCTGTTAAACCAGTAGTTGCATCGATGAAGTAGCTGTTGCTATGTACATAAGTTGTTGTACCGTCACCAAAAGTCTTACCTAAAGCAATAAGCTCGTCGTCAACTTGTTTAGCCAATGCATAACCAGCATCTTCTGTGTAGAAAGAGCGTAGTGATGAAAGAGCTTGAACAGCAGCGATGTCCTCGATGAAACGAGAATATTCAAAGTGCTTGTTGATTAAAACTTGTACTTCTGACTCTGTGTCAGCTTGAACGGTAACTGCAGTGTTAGCTGCTTTAGCGTTAGCTACACCACGAGTTGGTTTAGGGATATGCAGTGTATCGCCTTTTTTGCCTTTGAAAGACATTTTGCGAACAAGATTAGCCAATACTAGGTTTTTCTTGTAAGCAGCGATAACTTCATCAGACCAAATTTCTGGTATGAACTTGTCTGCATTTGCTTTTGTTACTACGGAGGTTGAACCACCTGGATATGCTGCGCCTACTAATGCCATGATAAATTTCCTTTAAAAGTTTAAGTTAAATACTAAAATTACTTGACTCTTCCTGTTGCGTATGCGTCCATGATTTCATCAGCCATTTGTTCATACCTGTCAGGGTCTGTCATTCTCAATTTAATAAGGTCTGCTCTACGATATACTTTTCTACTTGTCTCGCCAGTACCGCCAACATCGACTGTTGCAGCTTTCATTGCAGCTTTCTGTGCGTTAGCTTCTACTTCATTTGACTGAGCTGTCTGTTGGACAACCTGTTGTGCTTTGATTTGTTTAATCTCTTTATAAGTAGATAACAATTCATCAGCAGCTTCAAAATCGTATTCTGCGTCCGCTTTAGCAAACAAGTTCAATCGAATTGCTGAAGATTTAACCCAATCTTGGAAACCATTGTCTTTGGCAATAGTTATAAAGTCTGGATGTTTAGCCGTTAATTGCTGGGCTGTTCTCATCTTCTTCATTTCAAGTGCTGCTTGTCTTGCTTCAATTACTGCAGGGTGCTTTTCAACTTGTCTGTTAACAGCCTGTTTAGGGTCTGCAAAAAAGTCTTCTTCAAGCGATTCTTCAATCGGCTGTTGCTGAACTTTCTTGTTAGATTCGAGTTGTTGTTTTAATAACTGGTCTGCAAGACTTCGTACTTCGTGAACTTCGTTAGCTTGACGACCAATAAGCTTTTCAGCCTCTTGATGCATCTTTGCTATCTGTGAAGCAGACTTACCTTTATACTTCTCAGGTAACTCTTCCACTTCTACTTCTGGTTCACTGTTGCCAACCACTTCAGTGTTGTCCGCTCCTGTAGAGTCTGGGACTGGGGTTGTAACATCTTGTACTTCTTCTTGCTCACTGCCATTAAACAGTTCGTCTTGGTCAATAAAGTTTGCTGCCATTTAAAGTCTCCTGTCACCGAATCAAGTGATTTTAGGATTTATATTCTGAGGCTCTTTCGAGGTGTCTCAGGCTTCGTTCTGCTTGCGTTCCTGCTTTGCTTTTTCTTCATGTTTCCTAGCCCAAGCATCGTGAGCTGATACATACACTGGGTCTGTACCGTCTAACGAGATTCGGACTGCAGAAATAATCCGTTTAGCGTCATTACCGCAAGCCTCACAAGGAACTACACTTGTCTCATAACCAATGTATTTCTCTGTGAGATGTCCAGCTTCACACTGGAATTCAAATATCCTAGGCATTTACCGTGTCTCCCGACATGAGTTGCTCGTAGGACTGTTCAGCTACACCTTTACGGCTAATCACCCAATTTAGGATGTCTAGTTGCCCTCTGCGAAGGTGTAACTCTTGTTCTGTCTGTATCGGCATCACATTATTGATAGATTTGAACATTTCTTCAGCATCTTCAATAAACTCCTGCCAACCAGGGGTTGTCATCATGGAGAATTGATTCTCATAATAACTTTGTAACTT